ACCGCCAGTGCCATACCCAACAGATGGGGTTATGTACACGTGGGATGAAGAGAATACAGACTGGAAGGCAATTAATAATGGCTGATAAGAAACTTGTAGTAGATGTAGCAAAGGGAACACAGTCATACATTGACCTTACCCCAGAAGAGATCGAACAGCGTGCAGTAGATGCACAGGCTGCTGAGATTGAGAAGGCAGAGCGTGAGGCAGCAGAGCAGGCTAAGGCTGATGCAAAGCTCAGTGCTCAGGCAAAGTTACAAGCACTTGGTTTATCAGGTGAAGAGATTGCAGCAATAACAAACAACTAAGGAGTAACAGTGCCGTATAGCGACGACATCACCGAGGGATTACCCTATGTACTCTCTAACCCTGCAGGATCTACCGCCTATATTCCAACTGGGCCAGCCTATGAGATAGCCTTTGCAGGGCTACCGTTCTTTCTTGCAGCATCCGATGAGCAACCTTACCGTCGAGTCACAGCGCAGTATCGCAAGCAACAGATTGACCAGACGCGTGAACCTGGTGAGCAGACGCTCACCGGCTGGTGGGTTAGATCTCAATCCTCGTTCCACTTAGGAGCGGGGATTAAGTATTTTGAGCCTATCCAAGAAGAGTCACTGCGCTTTCAGTACACAGAGTCTAAAGGTGTAGATGTCTGGACTAGAGGACAGGCTACTCTGCTTAACGACACTGCTAGTTTCTATTCAGGTTCAGCTCCTGCTCAGATGATCGGTGTTAACGATGGCACCAATGACTGCATCATTGTCAGCGATGGATCAGCACTCAAGAAGATTACAACTGGTGGTACTTCTACTACATACACACAGGCTGGTACGCCATCTACTATCTATAGCCTTACCACTAATGGCAGGCAGTACTTCTTTATCAATGGCACTCACGTCCATCGAGGCAACATTGCTGGTACTACTAGCGATGCTGAAATCTATAACGTATCCAGCACTACTCGTGCCACTATCCGCTTTGTAAAGCAACGTCTTATTGCTGCTATCGGTCCATCAATTTATGAATTAAATGCTAATCACGGTGGCGGTTCTTTGCCTGCTGCTTTGTTTACCCATCCTAACTCATCTTGGGTATGGTCTAGCATCTCTGAAGGACCACAGGCTATCTACATCTCAGGCTATGATCCTAATGGAACATCATCATCCGTCTTCAAGGTTGGCCTAGATCCAACAACTCCTAACGCTTTAGGTTTTCCAACACTAGAAACACCTACAGTAATTATTGATCTGCCTACTGGTGAATACATCAATGACTTTGATGTCTACCTTGGTACCTATGCCATCCTTGCTACAAGTGCTGGCTTTAGAGTCGGAGTCTCTGATGCAACTGGAGACATCCAGTACGGACCGCTTCTCTTTAGAGATGCTCCTTGTACTGCTATTGCTTTCAAGGATAGTTATGCCTACATTGCAACCCTTGTAGATGGTGAAGCAGGGCTAGTACGCACTGACCTATCTACAACTGTGATCTCTAATGCTCTGTACTTTCCTTGGGCTTGGGATCTTGTTGCAGCCGGTGCTGGTACAACCGCATCTCAGGTTGCCTTCTTTGGCAACTCAGACCGAGCAGCATTTGCTACAGGCAATAACGTCTGGGCTGAATCTACAACTAGCGTAGTAGCAAGTGGCTACCTACGTACTGGTTACATCCGCTACAACACACTTGAAACTAAGATCTATAAACTGCTACAAGCTCGTATTGATACAAGCAATGGTGGTCTTGCTATCGAGTCTATTGACTCAAGAGATACCGCATACAATATCGGTACATTCTCACAAGGAACAACAGTTCCTGAGATCAACGTAAACTACCCAACTACTTCACAAGAGTATTTAGGATTTAAGTTTACTATGACTCGATCAAGTACTGATTCCAGCAAGGGACCACTCTTTACCGGCTATCAGTTGAAGTCACTGCCAGCAGTTCCCCGTCAGCGCCTGATCCAATACCCAGTCTTCTGTTATGACCACGAGAGCGATAAGTTCAGCAACGAAGTGGGCTATGAAGGATCTGCCTATCAGCGTATGTCTCAACTAGAAGCTATTGAAAATGTTGGTGACACCATCCGAGTCCAAGACTTTAGAACTGGTGAGGAATACCTAGGCATCATCGAAGAGATGGATTTCATTAACAGAACTCCAGAGGATAAAAGGTTCTCTGGTTTTGGCGGCACACTTCTAGTCACGATTCGGACGGTCTAATGCAAGCACAAGACTATGCAACGGTAGCAGTAGCAGTATGTACCATCATCGGTGGTTTTACTGCTGCGGTCAGATGGCTAGTAAAGCACTACCTCAATGAACTCAAGCCTAACTCTGGCAGTTCACTTAAAGATTCAGTCATCCGATTAGAAGAGAAGGTAGAGATCCTCTACCAGATCCTGATACAGAAGAAGGACCTATGATCCCATTAGCAAAGAAGGCTACCCCTGCTGCTATTGCAGCTCTGCGTCAAGCAACGGCACACTTTCCTAAGCGCAAGAAAGCATCAGATGGACTACTGCCTAGCCCAGCACACGTGCATCAGAACCCGAACTCTGACCACAACTCAGGCTTTGCAGTAGATATCACTCACGATCCAGTAAGAGGCGTTGACTGTGCATCTGCCTTTATTAAACTGCAATCAGATCCACGCGTTAAGTACCTGATATTTAAGGGAAAGATCTGGTCAAAGGAGAAGGGTGACCGTGACTACACCGGCTCCAACCCACACAACAAGCACCTACATATTTCCATCAAGGAAGAGTGCGGTAACGACACTTCGCCTTGGTTCCCTTGGTTGCCCCAGCCAAAGGTCATCAACAAAGTAAAGGCTAACATCCCCAAGCCTTTACCTAAGAAGAAAGAGAACAAATGAACGCAAAGATGAAATCAATGCTCGCAACATATCTCCGTGCAGGAGTAGCGTCAGTACTTGCGCTATACCTTGCAGGAGTGACAGATCCAAAGGCACTAGCATCAGCAGGAATCGCTGCTATTGCAGGTCCACTGCTCAAAGCACTAGATCCAAAGAATACAGAGTTTGGACGTGGGTCTAAGTAACCCATAAGCGCGAGGCAATGGCCCCCTGCTCAGGAGAAATCCTGGGTGGGGGGCTTCTTTTTTTATGCCTGAAAAGAACGAAACCCCTACAGGCCGCGAAGTCTGTAGAGGTTTAGTCCAGCACTCGTGGGTACTACATTTCCCCACTGCTCTAAAAAATACCAGAGTCGCTATCGTTATGCAAGTGTGTCTTCAAGCGGTGACAGTTAGCACAGAGTGTCTGTAGGTTAGACGGGTCGTTGTTCCATCTATCCCCGTCAATGTGGTCAACGTCGAGCTGACTGATGTGGACTGGTATGAAGCCACACTTCTCGCAGGTGTTCTTCTTATGGACTGCGTATGGGTACTGGTTCTTGACGATGTTACGTTTATAGACTGCCTTGCACCGATACCTGCTACCGATGGGCCGGTTCTTATCTCTGAGTTTAATCTTGGTAAAACCACAGACTGAGCAGGTACCAGTCCTTGCAGTCTCATCAATATCCGTTAGCTTGTGGTCCATCAGGGTTATCCACAGGACAGGGAATTGTTACCAGATTTCCGCAGTTGGCACAGGTTCCGTCAAGATGCCACCAAGCAATGTCATAATCTTCAAAGGCCGCTAGGATGTTGAACATAGTGCAGCCACAGGTACAGGCGTGGACGGGTCCTAAAGCCCTCAGATCGGCTCCAAAGGGGTCAGGAAGGCCATCGTAGGTCTTGTTCCTGCTTCTGAATTTCTGCAGGGAGAGTAGACGGAGCCGCATACTGTCGGGCCTCCTCACACTCCTCGGCCCGATAAGGGCCTCTGTACTGTTATTCGCCTACGGCTCATATTGTACACACTGCCTGGTAGGAGTGTGTCTTGCGACACGCCGTGATATGATTTACCAATGACAACTCTGGTAGGTATCCAAGGATCTGATTTCGTAGTGATGGCAGCTGACTCGCAGATCACCGATAACGATCAGCGCATCATATCTACGCAGACTCCGAAGATCGTTCACGTGGGCGACTACCTGTTAGGTATCACGGGCGACTCACGTCCTGGAGATATCCTCGCCTTTAATTGGAAACCACCAACGTATAAGAACTACGATCCTGTGGACTGGATGGGTAAGCGAGTACTGCCTAGTATCTACGCTGCCTTTAAGGATAATGGATACGATCCATCCGATAAGGAATCGAGCTACGCCTACCTCATCGCCTTTGATGGAAACTTATTTTCTATTGGATCAGATCTATCCTTCAACGCTAGTGAGCGTGGACTCTTCTCAGCCGGTAGCGGTGGAGCATTTGCCTTGGGCTATCTCTACTCGCTCAAGCCAGGATCGTATAAGTCTCTGCTGATGTCTAAGGTTGTAGCAGAACGCGCAATAAAGATCGCGTCGGTGCTTGACGTGAATACCTGTCCTCCGATTCAATTAGTTACTCAAGAGAAGGGATAGATAAATGCTCGGATTTTTATTTGGTTTGCTTATTGGCTTCGTCTGCGCTTATGCTTTAGATGCGTTTCTACAGTATACGGATAAGCGATAATGGAAAAGACTCTTAAGTATGCGATAGAAGAAGCACTACAATCTGGTCGCAGATCAGCAAAACCAGTCTTTATGGAGATAGAACTGCGTGAGCAGATCGCACAACAGTTAGAAGCAGCCAACTATCCAGGTGCTGCATTTATCGTAAGGAACCCGCAATGATTACAGACCCAAAAGAACTGCTACTGACAGTACTCCACGCAAAGGATGCCTCTCGTGATCGCAGTACTCAGACACAGGTAGGTCCATCAGAGATAGGTGGTTGCCGTCGTAAGGTCTGGTACCGATTGAACGGACAACCAGAGACTAACGATAACCAGTCAAAGCTGGCTGCAATTATGGGTACTGCTATTCACGCTGCAATCGAAGAGGCTATCGGTCACTTAGATCCAGATGGCAAGGACTACCTAGTAGAGACTGCAGTAGAACACGGTGATATGAAAGCACACGTGGATCTATTCATACCTAGCACCGGCGCAGTTGTGGATTGGAAGACAAGCAAGGTTAAGAACCTTTCATACTTTCCGTCTAAGCAACAACGTTGGCAGGTGCAGATCTATGGCTATCTGCTAGCGCAGAATGGTCACAAGGTCAACACTGTCAACCTAGTTGCTATTGCTCGTGATGGTGCTGAGAAGGATGTCAAGGTTCATTCAGAACCTTACGATGAAGATGTTGCACTAGAGGCGATGGCGTGGTTAACTGAAGTCAAGGCAATGGAGTCAGCGCCAGAGCCTGAGAAGGATGAGTCCTTCTGTAAGCACTACTGCCAGTACTATGACGCATCAGGTCAGATGGGTTGTGTTGGCTTAAAAAAAGAACATATCGTCCTGAGTGATGTAGTCATTGAGGATGAGCAAATTGACAAGAACGCTTTGCACTTTCTACAATTAGATGCAAAGATTAAAGAGCTGGAAACTGAAAGAGATTCAATCAAAAGTTCTTTCGAGGGAACTGTTGGCGTTACTGCCAGTGGTATTGAAATCAGTTGGACAAAGATCAAAGGTCGTGAGACAGTTGACAAAGACAAAGTTAAAGAACTTATTGGTTATGTCCCAGTAAGTGTTGGACAAGAAACTGCAAGACTAAACATCAAACCTAGTGGAGGAAAATAAATGGCTACAGAAGGAACAAAGTTCCAGGTTAACTACAAGTTATCTGATGGAACACTTATCAATCTTTATGCTGCATCAGTTACAGAACTAGAGTCGGGACTAGCAGATCTTGCTATGAACGCACTCAACATCAAGGCAACAGGAGTTGAACTAGGTGCTATCTCAGCAGCACCAGCACCAACAGTTGCATCAGTAGCAGCGCAGTTCAACGCTACTCCTGTTACTCAAGACCAACCTGCTAATGCAGGCAATGTCTGTCGTCACGGAGTGATGGCATTTCGTGAAGGAACATCTAGCAAGGGACCTTGGAAGGGCTATATGTGTGCTGCACCAAAGGGTGCAACAGACAAGTGCGACACTATCTGGGTTCGATGATCGGTGCGCGAGCCTCGGTTCTATGAGGACCCTGCTTGCGCTTCAGTAGGTGGCGACTTCTGGTTTCCTGAAAAGGAAGCTGGAAGTAACAACACAACCGAGATGGTAATGGCTAAATCAATCTGTAGAAGATGTCCACATCAGTCAGAATGTGCTGAGTGGGGAATACAGAATGAAAGTCACGGCATTTGGGGAGGAATCGCTGAAGGCGAACGCAGGATAATTAGACGTAAACGACGGATAGTATTAAAGGGGGAAGGCGTTGCTTGACTTATCACGTGCCTGGAGTGGAGTGCTTACCAAAGCAACACCGCTTCCTGACGTGTGGCAGGCGCTATCACTGAAGCAGATTAAGTTCCGGCGAGGACAAGTCTGTATGGTAGCTGCTGCACCTAACGCTGGTAAGTCTATGTTCGCTCTTGTCTATGCGATGAAGGCAGATGTACCAACGCTCTTCTTCTCGGCAGATACTGATACTACAACTGTGATGATGAGAGCAGCATCTGTTGCCTCTGGTCACTCACAGATATCGGTGGAGTCAAACTTATCTAACGATAAGCACTACTACGATAGACACTTTGGAAAACTAGAACATATCAAATGGGTCTTTGATTCGTCACCATCACTAGATGATATCGAGTTAGAGATCAGGGCATATGTAGAACTCTATGGCCACGCTCCAGAGTTAATTGTGATAGACAACTTAATGAACGTTGCAGCAGAGACTGACAACGAGTGGGCTGGCTTACGTGCGATAATGATGGAACTCCACGATATGGCACGTAAGACCGAAGCCTGCGTACTGGTACTGCACCACGTATCTGAGCAGAGTGAGTATGGATCACCATCTAATCCACCTGCTAGACGTGCCATTCACGGCAAGGTGAGTCAGCTACCGGCGTTGATCTTAACGCTTGGTTATGACCCATCTAATGGTGAGTTGAAGGTAGCCGTTGTTAAGAACCGCTTTGGTCCACACGCTGCAGATGGCAAAGATTACGTAACGCTCTTTGTTAACTATGCTGCTTGTCAGATATCAGATAAAAATGCGTGGGGTGTTATGCTAAGAAACGATGCAGTAAATGGATATCAAGGCGACTACATAGTCCAACAATAGATAGGGAATTAAATGAGCGATTTGCAGAAACAAATAGATGATATCAAGGTAGACCTCACCAACTTCGTTGGTGCTTTGCTTCAATCTGGTATTGTCGAGTTAGTCAAGGATGAAGAAGGCAACGTCATCTATAAGATCAACAAGGTTGTACTGGTAGATGAGTCAGTACAACAAGACTAAGGGTTCTCAGTTCGAGACAGATGTAATGAAATGGCTACGTAAGATGGGTGCCATTGCAGAACGTCTGACTAAAGCTGGGGCAAAGGATGAAGGCGATATCGTCACTGTTATCGCAGGAGAAACTTACATCCTTGAATTGAAAAACAGAAAGGCCCTGTCCTTACCAGAGTTCTGGGCCGAAGCTGAAGTTGAGGCGCTTAACTACGCTAACGCTCGTGGTATTGGGGAAGTGCCACTGCATTATGTTGTAGTTAAGCGTCGCAACGCAGGCATAGATAAGGCTTGGGTTATCCAGGACCTAGCACAATGGTTGAAGGAGAAGTCAGATGGCAGCAACCATCAGACCTCTTCGTCGTAGACGGCGTACTGCACAACGCGGTAAGTCAATGAGTCAATCCCAGAGATGGGGAAAGGTAGTAATAACAATGCCAGTACCACAAGGTGATATCACCACATCAGAGATACTTGTACCAGAAGTTGTACCACTCGATGAAGCAATCGCAGAAGCTGATGCTGAAGAAGCAACAGAGGAATACGTAGAAGAATGATCTGCGATTACTGCATCAAGGCCGGTGAGGAGAACTCACTGAACCATCTCAAGCGTGCTGCACACTGGCACGAGAAGTGCGGAGGATGTGTATGCCAGCACAAGACTGGTCAAGGTTGGGTAAAGGTCGAGGGAGTTCCAACTCCACTGATGCAAACTCAATCCCCATAGGTCCAATCGTTACCTACTTCGGTGGGGAAGTACGAGAAGGACAAGATGTATCAGTTAAGTGTTGCTTGCATAGTGACACACGTAGGTCTGCAGTAATCAACACATATAAGAATTTATATTTCTGCCACACCTGCGGTAAGGGTGGTAACGCAGTGAACATAGTCTGCATCATAGAGAACTTGGAGTTTAGGGATGGCCTCAAACGCGCAGTCGAAATTGCTACTGGAAGCGGCGCAGCGATACGCCCAAGAGGTAAGTCCGGAGACTCTGGTCGCACTCGCAGAACGTGGGATCTCTGAACTTGTAGCAGCTAGGTTCCAGTTAGGCACAGTCACTGATGCGATGAATGGTCACGAGATGTATGAAGGATGGATCTCCATTCCGTACATCACCGCCGGTGGTAGTTGCGTAGGCTTTAAGTTTAGACGCTTGGATGATGGCAAGCCTAAGTATGGATCACCTACTGGGCAGAAGGCACACCTTTACAACGTTTCAGATGTGATACCGATGTCACCTCACATAGTTATCTGCGAAGGTGAACTTGATGCAGTCATCACCAGTGGGATGCTAGGTATACCAGCAGTAGGTGTCCCTGGAGTGCAGTCTTGGAAGCCACACTTTCCTAAGTTATTTACAGGATATGAAACTATCTTTGTTGTAGGCGATAACGACATCAAAGAAGATGGCACCAACCCTGGTGCAGACTTTGCCAAGCGTGTCGCCAATGAGATATTAAACTCAACTATTGTTACACTACCACCAGGTATGGATATCAATGACTACTACTTAGCATATGGGGCAGATGCCACCAGAACCCTGCTAGTGGGCGAACCGAAAGGATGAGTAGAGACGAATGGCTACAGATGGTACAGACTTTGGAACATATGGGCTTCCAGATCCTAGAGATCAATACGGAAACAGAGACACTTCTCTTGCGCCCTACACCGACAAGATAGATCCAGAGTTTGTTACAGATGTCTGGCGCATTATGGATACTGCAGGTAACTTACTCATTCGTAAGCACCACGACTACGGCCCAAAGAATATTGCTCACTCACCAGGTGGACCACTTAATGGTCTGCGTGTACGTATGTGGGATAAGATAGCTCGTATTAATAATCTGATTGATTCAGATGTGCAGCCTAGTAATGAGTCCTTGCGTGATTCATTCCTCGATCTATTGAACTACTCTGCTATTGCAATGATGGTACTAGATGGCGTATGGCCAGAGGTTGAAGCCACTGACTGTGATTAAACTCCACCCTATTGTCTATGAGTTAGCGCCGTCTGTTGCCTATGCAATTCACCGGCGCTACAAGAATTGGGTAGAACGAGATGACATCACCCAAGAGTGTATCGCTTGGGCTATCACTCGTAATGATTACATCACTGAGCAGATGAGTGTTGAAGATCCTAAAGAGTTAGAACATAATCAAAGGCGCATCGCTTATCAGATGAGGCGTGCAGCAGAGCGTTATGTACGCAAGGAGAAGGCTACTAAGTCTGGCTATCAGTTGATGGACGAGGCTTACTATGAAACCTTGATGCTTGGCCAGCTACTACCATTTGTTATTTCATCTATCGTAAGTGGCACAGTGCTAGAGCAGGCACAAGAGATGATTAAAGATGGCTTGCCACGAGGATCATCTAGCCCTGCAGAAGGTGGCAACCTACTTGCTAGCCTGATAGATATTAAGAAAGCCTACCTAGAATTAGATGAGAAGGATCAAGTGGCACTGCGTATGCGTCACTACGATAACGCTACCTTGCACCAGATTGCAGCGTTCCTAGAGTGTGCAGTATCTACTGCTGATCGTAGATGCACCAACTCACTGCGTAGATTGCAGGAAAAACTAGGCGGAGAGACTCCGTTTAGATGAAAGAAGAAGAGTTATTTAACTACCTCAAAGGCAGTCTCTACCCTGACTTGGTTAAGAGTCCTGGTATCTATGATTCATATGACTGCACCAGTCAGAAGGCTGCTCACTACATCGAACTTAAATGCAGGCAGACTCACTATCAGACCTTGCTTATCGAAGAGATGAAGTATCGCAAGCTCATCACTCAGGCAGCAGAGCGTGATCTGATCCCGTACTACATCAACTCCACTCCACTTGGTATCTATTCTTTTGATCTGATGGATCTACCAGAACCTAAGTGGTATACCCAAGTGATGCCAGCTTCTACAGATTTTGATAACAAGGATAAGGTTTACAAGTTAGTAGGTTACCTAGATATAGAAGAGGCAGTAAAGTTATGATCTATGCTTTTAAGTGTGATTGCGGTAGTACCAGAGAGATCGAGCAGTCTATTCACGCTGAGATCATTGAGCCTATGTGTACTGACTGTCACAATTCTATGTATCGTATCTGGTCATCACCGGCCATCACCTTCAAGGGTCCAGGGTTTTACAGTAATGGTGGCTAGAAAGCACTAACCCCCACTGGAAAGAGGTTAACAGTGAGGGCTAGTCCTTCGAAAGGAGGGCAGTTAAATAGTATCACAGATATTCTGGATGATCCATTCAACTACTGGTACT